ACCCCCTACTTCAAGCAGATCGACGTTGAGCGAGAAGACGCAAACGATCAAGTTATGGAGCCGCTTTTCTACCAGTGGTTCGAGGAAGCTACGTTGCGCTACGGGTGGCGACAGATTCCCGGCCAACTGCCGATTCACGAATGGGACTGGCCTGAGCATCCGGTTGCTGATGAGCAGGCGCGAGCGTCGTCCAACGAAACGAAGCTGCGGACGGGGCAACTGACGCGGACACAGCTTTACGCTGAAAGTGGCCGAGATTTCGAAGACGACCTGATCGTGATGGCTCGTGAGAACGGCGTGGACCCTGGCGAGATGCGCGAGATTCTGCGGAACAGCACGTTCAACGCGCAAAATCAACTGGCATCCGTAAAGCAAGCCGACGCAATGGAAAAGCAAGCAGAGGCAGCCACCAATGATTGAGCGAGAACCGATCATCGCGTCCTTCGGACAGAACGCTAACACGCTTGGGATGTTCGCGACCGTCTCAATCGACGCAAAGCAATCCGACGATAGCGGCGCTGTCAGGCCAGCGACATTTGAGATCCAAGCCTACAACGGCGGGCCGCTGGCGACACCGGCATACATCCAGAAGTTCGGGATGCCGGTCGTTATTGACCTGAGCGGATTGGAGAACGCCACCAGCATCACCGCCAACATGGATCACGATCAGACGCAGCGGGTCGGCCACGTCACGGAATCAAGGAACGACGGCCGGCAGTTGGTGCTGATGGGAACGATCAGCGGAACGGGATCGGCGGCAACGGAAGTCGTCGCCAACGCAAAACAGGGCTACCCGTGGCAGGCGTCGGTTGAGGCCGTGCCGCTTTCGCCGCTTGAAAAGATTGAAGCCGGCAAGTCGGCAATTATCAACGGCCAGCGGATTGAAGGTCCGGTGCTGGTCGCACGCAAAGCACGGTTGTACGGCGTCGCATTTCTCGCCCGCGGGGCTGATTCGACGACCTCGGTAAAGATCGCGGCGAGCGCCGCAACCACCCTTGGAGATGATGAGATGAAGTTCGAAGAATGGATCATGGCGATGGGTTTTGACATCGCCGCCCTGACCGACGTCCAGAAGGCGAAACTGCAAGAGAAGTTTGACGCCGAAATCAAGGCGTCCGGTGCGATCGTTGAGGCCGGCAAGGCGCCCGAGATTCAGGGCAAGGGCGGGACTGCTTTTGACCTTGACGGGCTGAAGGTCGCCTACGCCAAGCACGAGAACGAAATCGAGGCGACCGCCTTTGAGTTCTCCGGCAAGGTTCCGCCGCACAAGCTGTCTGAAATCAAGGCTGCGGCGATGACAGCGGGGTACAGCCTCAAGCGAGACGCGCTTCAGCAGGAGTGGGCACCGACCCGCTTTGAAGTCGAAGCGATCAAGGCGGCCTACGATTTCAAGGCGAAGTGCCTTGAGGCATCGCGGCCGAGCGGACCAGCGATTCACGGCGGCAGCAAGGACGTTTCTGGCGACGTGATCGAAGCCGCGATGGCGACCGCACTGCGGGTCAAGGACGTGGAAAAGCAGTACAAGGACGAAACGCTGCAACAGGCCCACACGCAGTTTCGCGGACGGCTTGGCCTGCAGCAGGTCATCATCATGGCGGCGGCTGCCGGCGGATGGCACCCATCTCCTGGCGAGCGAATCCACGCCGGCAACATTCGCGATGTGCTGACTCATGCGTTTTCGAGAAGCCCGATTCACGCTTCGGCCAATTCGACCGTGAGCCTCAGCGGCATCCTGAGCAACATCGCCAACAAGGTGCTGTTGGAAGGCTTTGTCGAGGTCGGGGACGAATGGAGGCAGATCGCGGACGTTCGGCCAGTCAGCGACTTCAAGACGGTGACGAGCTACCGGCTCCTGGATGACATGGAGTACCAGAAGCTCGGTGCCAACGGCGAGATCAGCCACGGCAAAGTCGGCGAGGAATCGTTCGAGCGATCGGCCGATACCTACGCTCGGATGTTTGCTTTGACTCGCAAGCAGATCATCAACGATGACCTGGGTGCGTTCGACGACATCCGAACCCGGCTTGGCATGGGTGCGGCTCGTGCCATGCGTCGCCTGTTCTGGTCGACGTTCCTGGACAACTCGACGTTTTTCACCACGGCCCGCGGGAACTACTTCGAGGGTGCGGCTACCACGCTGCTGATCGATGGCGTCGGCTTGCAAACCGGCATCACGACTTATCGCAAGCTCAAGAGCGGCGACAAGAAGCGGGTCGGCAGCACTTCGAACAGCATGCCGCAGAACCCGATCGGCCCGCCGTCGATGCTGCTGGTTCCCCCCGAATTGGAGTTCGTTTCTGAGAAGCTCTACACGAGCGGCAATCTCAGCACGATTCAGGACGACAACATCCACCGCGGCAAGTACAAGCCGGTCGTTGTGAATGAGTTGTCTGATACCGACTACTCGGGAAGCAGCACGACTGCTTGGTACTTGTTCGGCTCGCTGCTCAAGCCGATGGTCGTATCGGTCCTCAACGGGATCGAAACGCCAACGGTCGAAAGTGCCGAAGCGGACTTCGATCAACTCGGTGTCCAGTTCCGCGGCTATCACGACTTCGGTTGCGACAGGGCCGAATGGTTGGCAGGGGTCAAGAGCAAGGGCGCGGCCGGTTGAGCCTAGCCTGATTTGATCCGCCTTTGTTCTTTCCTGAAACCTTTGTGAGATTTGAAAGATGAGCATTAACCTGAAAGCCGAAAGGCACAAGAGCGAAGATCGCGTCGACTACACCAACGCAGGCAGCACGACGATCGTTGCCGGAACGCCGGTACAGGTCCACGGCTACATCGTTGGGATCGCTGTCAACGACATCGCTGCCGGCGAATCCGACGAGCTTGACGTCAGCGGCCGATTCCGAGCCTGGGGCGTTGCCTCGCAAGCCTGGACGGCGGGGACGATCGTTGGCTGGGATGCCGACGGAGATCCGCTAAACGGCACCGCAGGAAGCGGAGCATTCACGACTACCTCGGCCGACTGGGACTTCCCGGTCGGGATCGCGGATGAAGCCAAGGGCGCGACGGTCGAGATGGGTGTCGTTCGCTTGAACGAGTACGGATCGGCCAGTGTGCCGACGACCACGACAGCAGCGCCGACAACGACCACCACGACCTGATCCTGATGGTATCGAGAATCCAAAGCTCGATCAGTCGTCTGTCAACCCAACTCCGAAAGGCTGATGGGCGGCTGGTCGAGCTTCGACGCGGTTCAACGATCTACCTATCTGGCATCACGTCCGTCCCGATGGATGCGATGCACGAGATCATGGACGACGTTGGCGGGTACACTCAGGTCGAGATGATCGACTGGATTTTTGAGACGGCGGAGCTTGGGGACATTCGCCCGCGCAAAGGCGACGTGATCGCTTGGCACGATGGCGATCGTGAGCAACTGTTTGAGATTCTGCCGACTGCCAACCGACAGGCGGTGGAGAAGCATGACAACGCAGGTGTGATGGTCGTCGCGCACACGAAGCAAACACAATGACAGCCGTTCCAATTCGTATCGCCGAAGCCGTCACCGCTGAATTGGAATCAGCGCTGGCCGTCGATGCGTTTACGCTCGGCGGATGGTCTCCCCGGCGGAGCTATGCGGATTGGGACGAAGAATGGGAAGGACTAAAAGACCTGGCGGTTGACGTCGTTTTTGTTTCGATCGGCACGGACAACCGTGTTGATTTGGATAGTGCGTCGACTTTAGAGTACCGGCAGGCAATTCATATCGCATTGCGAAAGCGATTCGGATCGCGAGACAGAGATAGTGATGGCAGGCTGCTCAACGACTCGATTGATCCGCTGGTCGAGTTGCTGGAGCAGATTCACGAGCACTTCGTCCGATTGCGGTTGGGTGCGGCATTGCCAGCGGAACCGATGGCGAATTGGGACATGAGCGAGGCGGTGCAATGGGTCAACCAAGACCTGTTGCGACGCGGCCTATTCCAGGGCGTCGTCGCTTTGACGTTTCGCGTGCCGTCGGAGGTGGGTCCATGATTGGCGCGAAGGCACGAATCGTCGACAACACAAAGGCGGTCGAGAAGGCAGAGAAAAAAGCCTCATTTGAAAACATCCGGCAAGTTGCGTTCAGCATCCGCAAGGATGCGATTTCGACAATCAAAACAAAGCCGCGAAAGCGAAAGGGACGCCGCGGGAAGCGGACTGGATCGGCACCCGGCAACCCGCCAATGACATCCGGGCGGCGAGGGAAGAATCTTCGCTCGGCGATCTTTGTCGCGGTCGATTCGTCCGACGCCGGCTTTGAGTCGGCATTGGTCGGCCCGCGGGCATCGATGGTCGGGACGGCGGGAGAGGTTCACGAGCTAGGCAAAAGCCGCGGCGGGGCGTCATTCCCTGAGCGTCCGTTCATGGGTCCGGCGCTGATGAGGGCAGTTCCTCGGATGGCTGGCAGGTGGTCAGGAACGATCGGTAGTTCATAACAAAAAGGGTGATCAGTATGACAAAGGTAATGGGCTACCAGGGCGTCTTGCTCTACGGCACGAAGGGAAGCGCGGCTAATCTTCGAGTGCTCAAGCGGGTCGATTGCGAGTACGGCGTACAGCCGCAGGTTGGGTCGACTACATCGGCCGGAGATGGGTCCAGCGTGCCGATCGCTACTGGCGAAGCCACGCAACTGACCGTCTCGATGAGCTTCACGATGATTCGCGAATCGAACGATGCGGCAATGATCGCCTTTGAGGCGGCGAGTCGGACCGGAAATCCGATTGCTTTGGCGTTCTCCGCATTCAATGGTGGGCTTGGGATCGATGCCGATTGCGTGATCCAGCTCACGGCGGGTTCGCCGCTGGCAGGCGAGGCGACGGCGAACATCGAGGTTGTCGCATTGTCGTCGTCGCTGCGGGAACCGAAGCTGAATTCGGCAGTGACGCCGCCGAGCACGACGACAACTACGACCGCTGGCGGCTGATCGATTCGCTAAGTTTTTCGGAGGACAAATGGCGAAGTTTTTGGACAGAACCGGCCGCGAGTGGCTGGTTGAGTTAGACGTCTTGAAGATCGAGGAAATCGAGTCAGATCACGAGGTTCGGCTCACGAACCTTGAAACCGATCCGCTGCTGAAATGTCGCGAAGACCCCACGGTGATCGCGTCAATGTTGCTGGTGATTTGCCGGGAGCAGCGTGAACAGCGTGGCGTGACTCGGGAGCAGTTTGTCCGCTCGCTGCCTTCGCCACCGGACCCGATGTTTGAGGCGATGACGGAAGGCATCGTTGATTTTTTCCCCTCTGGTCGGCGCTCGCACGTTCGCGAGGTGCTGACCCAGATGGAAGCGATGGCGACGAAATCGGACGAGATCGCGGTGGCGAAACTGTCGACGATCGTGTCCGACCCGCGGGTGATGGCGAAGATGAACCAGAAAGCGGACCAAGTGTTCGACGAGGAGCTAGAAAGGCTCCTCGGCTAGAGTGTCGCGGCGTGGAGGTCGCGGGGAAGATGATCGCGACCACTATCGACGGAATGGACGCTTTGGACGCCTGTTATGCTTTTGCGGGGACGGTTGGCATATCCCCGGCTGGGCTTAGCTTGCGTCGCCTGTGGGCGATGGCAGAGGGCAAGGCAAGGTTCATGCGGTATCATCAGGTCGGGCAGGCGAGTGCGGTTTGGGGATTGTCCGACTCGGACCCGCTGATCTATGCGGAGTTCGGCATTTTGCAGGCCCTAGAGATCGGCAAACCAATGACGTACAGCGACGAAATGCAGGCCAAGATTAACGCCGAAGTCGCCAGGATTTATGAACAGGAGCCGGAACTAAAAAGCCGGATCAAGTATGGCCAGGGCTGACGTGAAAGCGGGCCGCGCCTACGTCGAGCTGTACGTCAACCGCTCGGCTTTTGCACGCGGAATGAACGACGCCCGCAAGCGGCTGAACGCGTTCGGTGACAGCATCCTGAGCGTTGGCAAAAAGATGATGGCGGCCGGTGCTGTGATCGGTGCCGGTCTTGCTGCGGCGACTTCGCGATTCGTTTCGTTTGGCGACCAACTCGACAAGGCATCCGCGCGGACAGGCATCGCAGCAAGCAAGCTCGCACAGCTTGGATTCGCTGCGGAGCAGTCTGGCACCGAGATGGGCGCGGTCGAGAACGCTATCAAACGAATGTCAAAGGTGATCAGTGACTCGGAAAACGGATCGGAGGCAGCAAGCGAAGCATTGGCAAAGCTCGGCTTGAGTTCAAGGGAACTGCTTAAACTGACGCCAGACCAGCAGTTCAAAGCGATTGCAAACGAGCTTGGCAAAATCGAGAATCCGACGCTAAAGGCCGCAGCGGCTATGGAGATTTTTGGCAAATCGGGAACAATGATTTTGCCGATGATTCAGGATCTCGAAAAACTGAGCAAAGAAGCCGAGACGCTGGGCATCATCCCGCTAGACAAGGACGTCAAGGCGGCTGCGGCACTGGGCGACGCGTTCAATCGTCTCAAGCGGACAGTCATGGCGGCCATGTTTGAGATCGGCGCGGCTATTGAGCCGGCCGTTCGCAAGATCGTCGACTTTGCAACAGTGTTCGTCGTCGGCATGGTTCGAATTATCCGAGAGAATCGAGAGGCGATTCTTTCGGCAGTCCAACTCGCGGCGAAGGTTGCGTTGCTTGCTGCTGGTTTTATCGCGATCGGAATCGCTGCCAAGGTAGCAGCCATCGCTATCGGTTTGCTGATGGCAATCATGGCGTCGCCTGCGGCAATCATCGCGGCCGTCGTTGCCATCGCTGCCGGCATAGCTGGAATGAAGGCTTTCGGTGCTCAGGCAAAAGAGACTTTCGGCGTGATCGCCGAGCTTGCGAGAGGCGGCGAGATCGAAGCTGCTTTTAAGGTGTTGACAGGTTCGCTAAAGATTGCCTGGATGGAGTTTGCTGGGTTTGTCACGCGGGTTTGGAACGAGGTAGTCCGCAGTATCGCGAAGGCGATCGCGAGAATCTACGGACTGTTCGGGCAAGACTCGGACGGGATGATCTCGATTATCGACGAGGACTTCGACCGCAAGGCCAAGAAGATTCTTGACGAACTGAACGCGGCAAAGACTGAGCTAGAAAAGATCAAGAGCGAAGCGCTGGCAAGAGCACGCTCGGCAAAGGACAGCGAGGCCGCTGCGGACGGCTCGGTCCCCGATGCTCCTCCCGGTTCTGGCGTTCCCGCTTCGGCAGACCTAAGCTCGCTTGAGCCTTCGAGGGCACGGTCGGTCGGTTCGTTTTCTGCGGCGGCTTTTGCTGCCGAATCTGGCGGCCTACAGAGGGAAATGCAAAGCCAGGCCGAGACGATGAAGAAGATCGCCGCGCAACTGATCGAGAATCAGCGTCAGGCCCATGAAGACATGCAGCGGCAGAACCGCATCATCCAAGAATCGGGAGCGGTGTTCTCGTGAGCCTACGAATTATTGCTGTTCCAGAATCAAACGAATCGACGGAAAACCCGCCGACATTCACGCGATTCTACAAGGCGGTTGGAACCGACAACGCGGCTCTCGTCCGAAGCACAATGCAGGCGTCATCGCCGCTGACGGTGTTGACAGTAAATGGAACGCTATTTCGCCAAGACATTGCGATCCGCAAAGTGGCATTCCGCCAATTCGACGTAACCGTGAGCTACGGTTCGCGGGCAGGCAATCGGCAAGCAGGAAACAAGACCGGCCTGCAGACCGGCGAATGGACGTGGGAGTTTGACACTACCGGCTACGTTGCCACACTGCGACAATCGCGGAAAACGGTCGGACGATACAGGGCAATAAACGAACCAGCGGCAGAACAGCCCGACGCAAGTGTACCGACGCAAAACGGTGCGATCAACGTCGACAATGGAGAGGTAAAGGGCGTTGACATCATCATCCCTGGCATGAGCCTGATCATTACGCAGCGTTCGCCGTCGGGCGTTGTCACGCTTGGATTGGCGAGGGCACTAATGCAATCTACTCCGTCTGTCAACATTTTGCCGTGGCTCGGTTTTGAAGCGGGTGAAGTGTTATACAAAGGCACCCGAGGATCGGACGGCACGCAGACCGATGCAGCGATTGTCCATAGCTTCGAGATCAGCCCCAACGTCGTCGGATTATCTTTTGGCGACGACAGCCAGCCGCAACACAAGATCAGCAACATTGCCAAACGCGGGCACGACTACATTTGGGTTCGGCATGAGGAAGAATTGATTGACGGTCCGTATGATCCATCAGTTCCGGGCGATTTTATCAAGGTTCCGGCGATGATTCCGAAATACGTTTACGTCGAAGAAGTGTACCCTTATCGCGATTTTGCCACGCTTCTAGGTTTCGGCTGATGCCAAGTGACAAGGCAAACTCTGGCGAGCGGTTCCAGGCACCGACGGCCCAAACGTGGAATCGGATGGTCGACGCTGGAAATGCGTTTGCCGAAGGTCGCTTGCAGCGTCCGAAAGTTGATCCGGTCAAGCCGATTCCGACCGACCTAATCGACGTCATCAATAAGACCTGCGGCAATCGGCGCAAAGGCGAAGTGGTCAAGATTTGCGACAAGGCTGTCACCAACATCACCGAGGAGCATAAGTGGCTAACCGGTGCGACGACCGACGAGGCCGGATGCTTCGCGATTTTGAAATCGGCCGCAATCCGAGATCAAGTCGTTCCGGCCCAAGTCAGCGGCGTTTGCTTGGCGTGGGTCCAGGTCAACAACGAAAGCCACAACCGCGCGAGGCTGTTAAATGGTGAAGTGGTCTTGCGGTCAGGGACGTCGGGGCAGTGCGAGATCCTCCACAAAGAGCCAGGCGTCGGCGAGCGTTTCTGCGTGGTTCGCATTACGCAGTCATGTGTTCAGCAGGCCGAGACGGAGCCTTCTGAGCCTCGCGAAACAAACTGCACAGGTAATTGCCAGTGGACTTGGACTAGCGGCGAATGGGTTCTCACCAGCAACGGATGCTCTCCAACTACGACGACGGGAGAACCGACTACAACGACGACCGGCGACGGAACGACCACAACGGCAGAGCCGACCACAACAACCACTGGCGAAGGCAGCGAGGCGGATAAATGCCCGTGCCCAGCTTCGACGCCCACAACGACGACCGCCGATCATTGCCAGTGCCTGAAGCCGATATTCTGCGCCGCCAACGAGGACGAATGCACTTTTACAAGTTGCAGCAAGGACACCAACGAGCCGCCCGATTGCGGGCCTACCACGACGACCACAACGACCACCGGTGAGCCGTGCGATTGCAGCACCAGCACCACGCCAAGCGGTGACGGCAACTGTGTCTGGCATCGCGACCCCAACGGCGTGCTACAGTGCATCGACTGCCCCTCCGGCTGCCTGGAACCGCCGATCGAACTGGACAACTGCGAGGTGTTTGTCTCCCCTCCGGTGCCAGAGCCAAAGCTACCGATACCGCCCTGCTCGGGATCATGTAGCGGCGGGACGATCTGGTACTGCATCCCGGCGCTTGGCGGGTGGTTTCCCGAGGGTGGCTCGGGCGACTATCCACCGTGCCGCAAATTGTGCAACGAGGCCAACGACGGCCGTTGTCTATCGCCGCCACCGACGTTTCCCTGCGAGGAATGCGGAAAGGTATTTGAGCCGTGCGTTTTCGTGCCGTTCGACTCAGGGACAACCACGACCGGCGAGCCGACGACGACAACGACCAGCGTCTACGACACCAACTGCGGTATCTGCTACGGGTCGACGACGACCAGCACGACAACGACCGGTGCCTGCGAGGGAACCTGCCGGCTAAAGTGGAACGAGTTTGACACGTGGGAATTGCAGAGTCGCACCTGTGATGCGGAATGCGGTTGCGATGTGCCTGGGATTTCCGGCGAGCTGCTTTGCCATGTGATCGAGGTACCTTGCTCCAAGCCAACGACGACCACCACGACGGCGGAGCCTACTACGACGACGACAACGACCACGACTACCACGACAAGTACGACAAGCACCACGACGGCAGAACCAACAACAACGACGACCACAACCACGACGACGACAACGGGCTGCGATCCGTGTCCCGAGACAGGCGGCGGCAAGTGGTGGTGGCAATGCCAGGATGGCGAGTATGCTATCGTAGACAACGCTTTTTCGTTCAACTGCCCTGCTGAGTGGGTGGACGTTACTGGCGAGCCTTGCAGCCCGGATTGCAGTTGCATTTCATGCGACGACACGACCCCAACAACTTAGCCGAATCGGAGCGGCTTAAAATGGCACCAAAACTTACTGTCGGAATGGCCCACTGCGACGACTTCGAGGGACTTTGGGCTACGGCCCAGAGCGTGTTTCTCCATCACGCATGGGAGCACCCGCTAGACGTCGAGATCGTCATTGTCGACACGTCACCGGTCGGCAGCGAGCATCGGCGATTGGTTGCCGATTTCGTTCGCAAGGGCGGCGGCCTTAAACTCGGCGAGCGGACGCCGAACATAAAGCTCATCGACATGGCAGGATTCCCCGGCACGACCAAGCCACGCGAGGAAATCTTCACGCACGCAACCGGCGAGATCGTGGTCGTCATGGACTGCCATGTGATGCTGCCGAGCAACACGCTGCCGAGATTGGTCCAGTGGTTTGCCGATCATCCCGAGCACGCTGGCGATTTGGTCCAGGGGCCGCTGATTTACGATTCCTTAGGCTCGATGGCAACCCATTTTAGCGACCAGTTCCGCGGGCAAATGTGGGGAACCTGGTCGACGGCTTGGCGGACTGCGTGCGGCGTGACGTTCGTCTGCGAGCACGAGGAAGTCACCGACGAAGATCGCCTGCGGCACTCAACTGGGGCTGTTCAGTTCCGCGACCTGATGACGCTGAAAGAGCATCCGCAGGCGCTAAAGATCAGCGAGGACTTCACGAAGCTGGGGGAAACAACATTCCCAGCGATTCCCTGGCCGGGACACGAAGTCAAACTACGGGAGCTTGGTTGCGTTGAGATTGGTGCGACCGACTCCGATAAGCCGTTTGACATCCCCGGCCAAGGGATGGGTCTCTACGCTTGCCGACGCGAAGCCTGGTTGGGCTACGTCGAAAACGCCAGCGGGTTCGGCGGCGAGGAAATGAACATTCACCTCAAGTTCCGCCAGGCCGGCAAGCGGTCGCTATGCCTGCCGTTCCTCAAGTGGAATCACCGCTTTGGCCGGGCCGGCGGGGCGCCCTACCCAATTCCGCTGTCGGCCAAGGTCCGCAACTATGTCCTGTGGGCAAACCACCTCGGCATTCCGCTGGATCGCATCGAGCGGCACTTCGTTACGACCGGCAACTTCGGCCGCGAAAACTGGGATCGCCTGGTTGCCGATCCGGTCAACTTCCCGATTCATTTTCAGCGGCCAGCCCACGCTGGCGGCGCTGCGGCAATGCAGCCGCTTGATCAACTGTTCGCCAGGACGGCCGTGACTGCGCGAGACCTGAGCGAGCACGCGGAGACGATTCGCGACTACGCTTCTCGGGTCGGGTCGATCGTCGGATTCGTCAAGCGAGGCGACTGGGAACCGATGTTGGCCCACGGTTTCCCGATGGTGACGCTTTTGCACCAGACCGAACAGAGCGGCCTGACCGAAGCGACTCGCCAGGCGATCAAGGCACAGAGCTGCAAGGGCAACCGGAGGATCGCTTCCTTCGATACGATCGCCGGCCCGTCCGACATCCTGGCCGCCCCGGCGGTTCCCTGCGAGATGCTGGTGATCGATCGCGACAACGACGCCGAGTTTCTCGCGAGCGTGCTACAACGGCACGCCGGGGAGGCTAATCGGTACATCATGATCCGCGGCACCCAGGCGTTCGGCGAAAAGTCGGAGCTTGACCCGACGCGGCCGGGACTTTGGCAGGCGATGCGAGAGTTCATCGACGCCAACCCCGAGTGGTTCATTCGCGAGCATCGGCCGAACCAGTACGGGCTGACGGTGCTATGCCGAAACGAAAGCGAGCTACCCGATCGGCCGATAACGCCATGGCCGAAGGGCTACGGGCCTGGCACCGAGCTGAAGAAGATCCTGGACAGCCTCGGCATCCATGCTCCCGAAAACTGCGGATGCCGCGCGACAATGAGAGCGATGGACGATCTCGGCGTTGAAGGCTGCCGCGACCAGTTCGACATGATCGTCAACAAGATTCGTGAGAACGCGGACAAGTGGGGCTGGGGAAAGCTGTCAGGACTGGCCAAGCTTCCCGCCGCGGGGCTTCGCGCGATCGTCTCGGGGCTGGCGTTCCGGGTCAACCCGCTCGATCCGATTCCCGGCGTGGTCGAGCAGGCGATCCTGGCGGCTGAAGCCGATCCGAAGTGCTCGGCCAAGTGTGACCCGAAGGGATGCAAGAAACCAACCTGCAAGCGCAAAACCGAGGCGGTGACGAATGGCTGATCTGACGCAAACACGGGCCGAAGTTTCGCTCGAATCGCCTGGACCGATCGGTGCTGGCATTGGAGGCGAAGCGTTCGACCAGGGGCAACCGATCTACTTCAGCGAAGGCAAATGGTATCTGTCGGATGCGAACGACACCGCGGCCAAGGCCGAAGCCGAGGCGATAAGCCTGGCCCCCTGCAAAGGCGACGGCCGTTACTTTGCATACGCTCGGCCCGGTGCCGACATCGACCTCGGTGCAACACTGGATCCGGGCGAAGTCTACGTCGTCTCCGCAACCGCCGGTGCGATCTGCCCCGTCGGCGACCTGCTTCCGGGTGAATACGTCAAAGTGCTTGGCACCGCGAGAACCGATTCGATTCTGGCGTTCAACCCGAGCGTGCCAACGGCACAGCGAGAGCCGACAACAACCACGACGACAACGACCACTACCTGAGCGCAGCATGGTCCAGAAGCCAGCGAAGCCGTGGGAAGCGATCAGCGGCCACGTGTACGACAGCGAGTGCGAATGGCTGAGTCGCCATGCGGCTGGACTGCGGGTGCTGGAGATCGGCACCCATCACGGCCGGTCAACGTCTGCACTCGCATCGACGGCGAAATCGGTGGTCACGGTAGACACGTACCAAGGCGACGCACAGATCGGTCCGCCGTCTCTGGAAGTGACTGCGGAGAATCTGGCACCGTTCGCCAGCATCCGAATTGTCGCTGGCGACTGGCGAGACGTCGGCACCAACCCTTCCGAGTACGACTTCATTTGGTACGACGGCTGCCACACCGAGGAAGGCGAGTTCCTGGCGATTCTAGCCGGGTATCGTGGCATCGTCGCGCTGCACGACTACAAGCCAGGCGAGCCGGGAATGAAACACGTCGTCGAAGCGGTCGACAAGTTTGCAGCGGCCAGCGGACGGCCCAAGCTATTTGGGTCGGGGTCAATCGTTTGGTTTGACGCGATCGACTCACAGGCCCAATCATAACCACTGGAAAGCCGATGCGATTCGCCTGCCTGATGCCGACCTATGGACGCCGAGCCGCACTGCTGGCCAATTCTCTGGCCTGCTTTGAGTCGCAGACCCACCAGGACCGATTGCTTGTCATCTACGATGACCTCGGCACGCTTGAGGACTGTCGGGCGAACGACGCTATCGTGATCAGCACCCGCCAGCGAGCGGCAAGCGTCGGGGCCAAGTACAACACGATGATCGGCATGCTATTGGATCGCGACATCCGATTCGACGCGGTCGCGGTGTGGGACGATGACGACATCTACCTGTCGGAGTACCTGGCCAGCCACGCCGCAGCGTTGGCAAGCGAACGATGGTCGAAGCCATCGCAGATCATCTCCGCCTATCACCAGCCGCCGGCGATCGAGAGCGGTGCCGGAAGGTTCCACGGATCGCTTGCGGTGCGGCGAGACACGGCGGTCAAGATACCCTGGACTGAAACGACCCGCGCGACGTTCGACCAAGAGCACCTGGCCCAGCTTGGCAAGCACGCCGGGGCCGCTGGTGATCCGTGCGAGTTCGGGCCGCCGCAATACGTCTATCGCTGGCAGACGAGCGGCGCTGGCCATTGCAGCGGCCTAATGGGCCGCGATGACTGGTACGAGCGATACCAGCCGGACAGCCGCGAGCCGATCGCGGAGTTGACCCCGGCCTTCGACGCGGACACGACGCGTTTCTTCGGCCGCGAGGACGGCTGACCGCCGGCCAAAATAGCCGCCGGAATTATTTCCGAAAATTTTCCGGAAAGTGTATTCCCCGTTGTTGACACGGCCGAAACTAGAGCTATACTTCAGCCATGCAAGCGAACGACGCGAGCAAACGAAACTCTAACCGGGAACGCAAAAATGACGACCACGACAATCATCAACAAGAAGTCGGTAGCCTGGAACCTGTCGGAAATGACCATCGGCGAAAAAGTCAAGGCCGACCTGATCGCTCGCGGATTCGACGGCAACTACTACATGGGCGAGTCGGTCCCAACCGGACGCCAAGCCAAGCGAACCGCGTTGTTCGTTCGCAGTGCGACGACCGGCAAGTTTGATTACGCGGTTTGATCGCCGACCCCAGCCCTTCGCCGGGTGGGCTCCGGCATTCCAAACAACCTCGAACGACTGGACGAAATGATGACGACCGCAACTAAAATGATTCGTGCTTACGCAACCTTCAAAATCGTCGGCGACGAGTATCGCGTCTGGGTGGAAGCCCCAGCGGCTGGCACCACAGGGTGCTTCGGCTACGCATTTCCGCTTCGTGCGGGATACGACGCTCTTTATACTCGCATTGACGTGCTTTGCCGCCAAAACGACTGGGAGCTTTCCAGGTTTACTTGGGTGTCGTCATGATCGCCGGTGGCGAGATGTGCGGCGACGAACTGTCGCCGCTTGAACACGCGGAGGAATGGGAGCGGATCGCGGAAACGCTGGTGCCAGCAACGCCATTTCTTCGTGAGTCGTGCCGAAAGGTTGCTTGGCAATTTCGGCTGGAACACGAGACCGGCATCCGCCACTGCGGTTGCTGCCTTGTGCCGTGCGACAAATGTCGACGGCGATAACCACCACCCCCGCCCGGTAGCACTTCGCCGCCGGGCACGCAACCCTCTGACCGGAATAGACCAATGACGACCACCACCGAATCGACGAAGATCACCGCCCGTGCCAGGGCATTCAGCGGCGAAGGCGTCCGTGAGCACCGATTCCTCGTCGACGCGGACGGCACTGTCCGAGTCTGGGACCCGCTGGCTGGGCACTACACGACCTCCCACGCCATGAGCAAAGCGACGCAAAAGCGGATCGCAAAATTGGCTGGCAAGTAGTCGCCGGCCCCCTCACCGCCCGCTGGCACGTCGTCAGCGGGACCCAAACCCCCAACCGGAGACAGACCAATGACGACCGCACAAAAAGACCACCTAGCCAGCCTCGTCGTCGACTACATCGCGGCCGACGACCGGAACGACGCAGCGGCCCGTAATCGGGCCTGGTTCGAAGCCGTCGTCGCATACGCGTATTGTTCCGAGGCGACGTTCGCCCGACGC